GCTAATCTTACTTTATCTTGAGGTATTTTCTTTAAAATAGGAAGTTCTTCAATTCCTTTTTCTATTAGAGCTTCATTGACCTTAATTTGAGCTGATTGTTCTTTGATTACCTTTTGGGCATTCTCTAGGTGATCTAATAATTGATTAATCGTTATCTTACTAGTAAGGCCTGAAATAGTTATTACTGTATCAAATTCTTTCTCTTCTTTTTTATCTATTTTATACTCCATATTAATTAAATTATTTCCTCCTCTACTGGAGGTTGTTCTGGTAATGATTGTTCTTCGTATTGCTCCATTTCTGGAGGGATTCCTGGTCGTCCACCTGGTTGTCCACCTTGTAATTGATCCATCTGTCCTTGTTTGGCTAATTGATTAGATAATTGAGATCCCATATTTCTCATTATAACTGGTTCTAACCTTTCTAGGTAGTCTTGGAATAATAGGAAAGTATCGTCAGGCATATCTTCCATGTGATCCTTTAGGTAGTCTATGAAATATCTGGCATAAGATACATTAGCATTCATATTTGGTTCTATGATTTTCTTATTTAACAAATCTTCAATATCTCTTTCAGCTTCAGATATTATTTCTGCTGTACCGTCATCTTCAACATCTAATAAGGATCTGGTTAAGTCTTTTGATAAACCTATTATATCTGCTTCACTTTCAAATAATACTTTCTGGTTAATAATAGGATTGTTTTTATATTGAGCTAAGAAGTTTATTTTATTTCTTTTATCTATTACATCTGATTGAGCTTCGGCATTTGAGCTTTCAATCATAATGTCATAATTAGAATAAGGTTTAATATCTCTACGATTAACAAATACAGTCTTTTCTAATCCTTTAGGGCCTAATATTTTAACTGCTACCTTTTTGCTTAAATGATCCTCAATGCCATACCAATATAATTTAGCAAATCTTTTATATCCTTGAGCATAGGACTTATTTAATAGTCCAAATCTATCTCCTATTTGTTGGAGGTTTCCTTCATAAATACCTACTTTATCCTCTTGAGATAAACCTTTAGAATCTGGCGTTACTCCTGATTCGGTAGCTTTAATTGATTCTAGTTTATCATAAACCATTAAAGGAGTATTTATTGCTGGGGTCTCTACTGTCTTAAAGACTTGATTAATATCTGCTCCTGATTTGAATCTTATTATTCCATTTCTGCGATAAACTAAATCTGCTAAGTTTTCTATTTTAGAAATATCTACTGCCCTTTGTGGTTTGTTTATTCTTTCGGCATTGTCTAGCATTTGATTAATAGAAACTACTTGAGCCATTATTATTTCTCTAACTCTATCAGCTTTACTTGGAATCCAAAATTCAGTTAAGTCAGGAATTATAGCCCAAGACCAGAATGGCCACATAGCATCTTTTAATACTTCATCTTCTTTAAAGAGGTCTGTTAGTTTTTCACATCTTATAGCCCTACGGCCTTCTTCTGTTAAAAGTAAGTAATATCTTTCTCCTTCATAAGTTGTGTACCATTCCCAGAATTTATAAATGTCAGGATTCTCTAATACTTTATCTCCATTATAGTTTAATCTGTTTTCTTTATTAATATCTTCTTGAGAGGTATTTGAACCATAATTACCAGCTCCTCTGATTAAGGGATCTACTTCTGATTTGATGTAGTCTTTTTTCTTTACTCCTTCCTTTAATTGTTTTTTATTCTTTTTAACTCCATATCTTCCCATAAAAAGAGCATTGTCAAGGTCATCTCCGCCAACTGCTGGATCTATTAAGAAATCATAGACATCTACATTTTCTAAATATGATCTATAACCTTTATCACTTTCAGCGTGATATGAAAATATAGCTCTACCATAAAGTAGGGCTTGTTGTTTACCTAGTAAGTCTTTCCAGTCCCAATCATCTAAGTCAGCATCTCTTTCTTTTAGGGCATTTAATAGTTTAGCTTTCTTTAGGTCAGCTATTGAACCTCGTTTGTATGTAAAAGTTAAAGGTGAATCAATCTTGGAAAGGATTGTTTCTATATGTCCAAACATTCCTCCAATATCTACATTAGATCTTGATTCTACTACTGCTTGAGATCCTATGTCTTTGTTGTCGTATTTCTCTGAAATAGATTTGAAAGAATAATAAAGATTTTCATTCTTCCTCCATTTAGATACATACTTTTGTTTATAAGTGCGAGAAAAATCAATCTCTTTTAATGCTTGAGTGACGATTTTATCTCTTGTTTCTTTTCTAATCAATTTAATAGGGATTAATTTGATAATTCTATCCTAATTATACCATTTTTAAAAAAATAAGACCAACTTTATAATCCAATATCTTGATAAAGAGGTTCTTCTTGAGGCAATATCTCATCTAATGCTTGGGTATTATAAGGTTTATAAACAATTTGTGGAGCATAAGCTAGACTATCCATACAATCGTCGTGTTGAGAGTGAGGAAACCTTAATAATTCCTCCTCCAAAGCTTCACATTCATTCTTAATAAAGTTTATTGTCCCTGCTTCAAAGTAAGAAAGTAATCCTCTTATCCTTGTTTCTTTGTGAGTAGAGTTATGTTTAAGCATTGTTAAAGGTAAATGTTTATTTCTTCTCCTCATTTCTTCATCTAAGAAAGGTTTTAATCCTTGAGTAAATCCTATTTCTTCAATACCTATCTTTTCTGGTTTATATTTATCATAAAGATTAAATACTAATTCAACTAATTCTTTAGGGGTTATTTTTTCTCTCCAAGATTTTACATACCACATTCCCTCATTATCAATCCAAACTATTGATACTCCTGTAAAGTCTGATTCTTGCTTGGTTGTGAAAGCTGGATCTAATATAACAAAACAAGCCAACCTAGTATTAGGTAAAACGTCTATATATTTTAATATTGCTTTTTTAAATACTCTTCTTTCTTCCGAGAAAGGTTGATTAAGATATTCTGTTTCAAAAGTAATTGAATCCTTAGCCAAAGATTTAACATAATCAATAGTTATTTTTCCTTCTCCATACTTTGATGGCCAAGTAATAGTTCCATCATTTAATTGAATAGGATTATTTTGATATAACATTGAATCCTTTTGATCTATAAGTTCTTGTACTACTCCTAAATCAGAGAAATGATTACATAAATAAACTATTCTTCCTTCTGACGAATCCATTGCTGTTCTTAATTCTTTTAGATATTCTTTTGTTTTAAAAGTGACTGGATCTGATAATGCTGTTTTATAAGTTTCAAGGTCATCTCCTAAAAAGAAATCAGGTCTTTTATCTTTATGAAGTCTACCTCTAGGAGATTGTTGAGTAGTCATAGCTTCAAGTAATACCCCGTTTTTGGTTTGAAATTTCTTTATCCTATTATATCCTTTTTCATCTCTTTTCTGTTCTGGACATAAATCACCAAAATCTGATCTTAATCTATCATTAGTCTGTAAAGCATTTATAACTGAAAATAAAGATGATTCAGCATTAGCTTGATCATAAGAACCAACAATAATGTATCTTCTTAAATTATTTACTATAAGCCAAGTTATGAAAGCTCTAGTTATAGTTGATTTGGCACTTTCTCTAAAAGCTACCCATAAAAATTCCCTTTTATCTTTACTATTTAATAATTTAACTAAATTATCCATTGCCTCATAATGGAATGGAGCAAATGGGTATTTTATACTATCTAAGTAATAATATAGAAAAAAGGCAGGAAATGATTTAGATGCTAGATAAACTCTTTCATCTCTAGTTCCTTCTATCATCTTTTTAACTACTGGTTTTAGATTCATTTAAAAGGTTATTTAATTTCTCTACTTCTTGAGGTTTTAAATTAACACTTAAATCAACTGTACTTTCTATTTTAGTTTCTGGGTTTCCTTCTGCCATCTTCCAAGCTAAATCTGGAGGAACTTCTTTTAAAAATTCCATCTTCTCTTCGTCGTCTAATTGATGAAAATATTCTCTGACCCATTGTTTTAAAGATTTGCTTCCAATCTTCCTTCCTGTTGGATTACCTGATTGACCCTTTTTCCATTGATAAGGTTTTAACCAATCGTATTGTTTTTTATATTGTTCTGCAGTTTCCATATATCTAATTATACCACATTTAAGTTAATAAGTTAACTAAGAAATCATCTCGCCACCAACTGTTTTTGAAATGTAATATCTTAGGATTGTATTTATTTATTGTTTCTATCCATTCTTTTTGTATATCGTGTTCGCAATTATATACTCTTTCTGATATTACTCCACAAGTGTAAGGTTTTAATCCATCAAAGGCGTCTAAACATAATTTAGATAGAGCTGTTTGTTCGTGGTATCTTTCTGTTGGAAATAGATCTTTGGCTAGTTGTTTCCATTCTTTTACTAGTTTTTTGGTTCTTCTGTTGTTTTTTAAGAATATTACTCCAGCGTTTATTTCGGGTTCCATATTGATTCTATCTTTTCTTCTTACCATTCTACTTATTATAATATCTTGAGGGTTTTTGAATACTTCATCTACTGGGTGTTTCATATAACAATCAGCGTCTAAATAGAGTATGTGGCCTTTTAAATGATCTAAAGCATATTCTATTACTTCTATCTTTCTGGTCATATTGTTTTTCCAGTCGTTTTCTTCTGTGTCAAAGATTCTTTCTCCGAATTTGTCTGTATCTGTATATACATAAACATCTCCTTTCCAAGAATTTACAAACCTATCTAAGCAGGGTTTAAATTTTTCATTACATAAGGTTATTATGTTCATCTCCAATTTGTTACTAATTGCCAATTCTTATGCCATCTTTTAAATATATCTATATGTTCTCGGTTGAAATCTCTTAATACCCAAAACTCTGCTTTAAAATCGTCAGGCATTTTGGCTAAAGCTGATATTCTATGTTTTCCTTCAAAGAGTTTATTTTGTCCTATAAATATTAAAGGGTCGTGGATTAACTGTTTGCTAGTACCATTATAAAATAAACTCCACTTTCCTTCAATCATTAAATCTCTGTATTGTTCTACTTTGTTTTTATTTAAATCTTTTACTCCAAAGGGATTAAAAAACTCTATTTGTTTAGCTTGGTGAGCTGTTATTATTTCACTTTTTATTACCATTGTAGTATTTTATAATTTTTAAATCTTTTAAATCTTAAAGGTGTTGGTAGTTTTGATATATCAAACTTATCTGGTAATGCTAGTATGAGAATATTACATTTCTTTTTAGCTTCTTCAAAGGTCTTTTCTATGTCGGTATGATGGAATACTTCTAATGCCACAATACAATCAAACTTATTTATCGGCCAAGGTGTCTCTCTTATGTCGTGAATTATGTCTGGTTTTTGGTCTATTTTCCAGCGTTCATTAAAATCTAAAGTAGTGCTATCTTCTTTTAGCTTAACTCCTAATCCTCCAATTTCTAATATTGTTCTAGGTTTCAGGAGTTTTAACCATTCAATAGCTTCTTTGTGGTATTTCCATCTCTCCTCATAATTCTTCCAGTTTTCGTGGAGTCCTTTAACTGCTTGTATGTATTGTTCTTTGGTTAACATCTTTGTCTTTTATATTTTTTAACTTGTTCCAACATATTTAAAAACAGCACAAGAAGTGCCTTTAACTTTATCTTCTAATAATTTAAACTCTTTATTGTTTTCCATATACTTTCTTTGAGCTGAATATAGTTCTCCTTCCTTTAGGTCATAATTGAAATCCATTAAGATTAGGTTGGTTCTTTTTTTGATAAAATACTTTTTAA